TTTCCATGAACTCCAGCCAAAATTTGAACCCGCCTTTCTTGAACGTTGCCGCCCAAAAACACATAGCCAGGTCGGCACGTCCGTAAGGATTCATATAGTCCGCTTGTTGGGTAGCAAGCAGGAATTTTTTCTCCGGCACAAGGTCGCCGTTGCGATTATCTTTGGTGCGGAGCATTAAACGGTTTTCTTCATCGAACACAAACCATTCCTGCGGTTTACCCACCACGGCAACAGGCAATAATAAGCCGTCTTGGTTTTCCCACATGACTTCCAAGGCTTGGTAGCCGAATAAAGTGGCATCTAAAATTTGGTTGATGATTTGGCTCACCGGCAAGCGGTCGAAAAGTGCGGTCAAAATCTCGTCCGTTTTTTCGTTACCGGTTGGGGTAATGCGCCATTCAAGCCCTTTGATTGCCGCCTTACGTCTGCGTACACAACCACCCACGTGGCTATCGGATAGGATTTCGCGGTAAGCCGAAATGTCTTTGCCCATTTTTTTCAAAACAGGATCAGGGTTAGGCAAATAGTGCATAAACGACCAGAAGTCGATAGCTTTGGCACGGGTGGCGATAACGCCGATTAAATCTTGTTTCTTCGCTGTCATATTTAATATCCTTGGGTCATTTTGCGACTGGCGCGCGGTTTACGGCTGTGTGCCATTACAGGTTGCATAACGGCTTCCTCAGCTGAAGTTAAAGCCAAGAAGCACGCCCACGTGCGGTCTGCGTGTCCGTTGCTGTCGCTTTCTGCGGTAAAGCGTGGCTGACCGTTTGAACTGGTCACTTTTTTGAGTTTGTGTAAATCTTCACGCAAATCGCTATTGCCTTGCGGAATGCGAATTTTGCGGTCTTCAAAGGCTGTTTTACCAATCGTCGCCATTTTGAGTTTGGTGGATACGTTAAAGAGCGTGCCTTGAATACGTTTACCGTGTTCATACTGCGCATCTTCCACCATTTTTTCACCCATTCCGGTTTGGTCGAGATTACCGCCCACAACGTGATATTGTTTCATCACTCGGTTGAGTTCTTCCAACTGCTCGCGCAATGGCACGCGTTTGAGTGTAATTAGCTCACGCGTCCAATAAATATCGCCGACCAACTCCAACACCCAAATGACGGTTAAGTCGCCACGCGCGGCAATATCCATCCCCACAAAACACGAGCCACCTTGATAGAGTTCAGGCTTGCCTGCGTCGGGGTGTTCCACGCCGTCGATAAGGTCGTAAGAAAGCCATGCACTTGCTTCGTCTAACCACTTGAGTTCGAACTCTTGCGCCCAAGCGTCTTCATCATTTAAACCACGACGAAGCTGTTCAACATCACGCGGCAATCCGTCAGCAACCGCCTGGTAAATATCAACTGTGTGGCGAGACCATTCTGTGTTATTGATATCGGTCATTAATTCGTAAAACTTATTCCCCTTGCCGTTTGGTGTTGATACCACACGCAATTTCCATCCGGCAGAGATTACCGGAAATAATGCTTTCCAAATTTCGCGGCTATCCGCATGGAAGGCAAACTCATCTAGGAATACATTCGCTGAGAAACCACGAGCAGTATCAGGGTTGGCGGGGAGCGCGGTGATTTTTGAGCCACCAGGAAAAACAACTTCGAGCGCGTTGATTGTTGAATTAAAAGGCACTTCCAATACTTCACAAACCATCCCTAACGCTTCAAGGTGGCGTTTTACCCCTTCGTTCATCGCTTCTTTTGCCTGGCGCTCCCCGCGAGATAAAATAACCCAGCGCGTGCGTTCACCCTTGGCTTCTGCCGCTAAACAATCCATCACAATTTCAAAGGTGGTCGTAAATGTTTTACCCGTCTGACGAGCAAACATAGCCACCTTGAACCGACTTTTATCATTTAGCCAGTTTTTTTGATAGTTATAGAGAACGGTTTTATTCGATGCCATAAACTGCTTTTACCATTTTTTGCACATCTTCAAGACTCACGCCTTGTTCTTTCCCTACTTCTTCCACTGCTTCTGCAGCACGCTTAATAGTTTCCTGGCGTATTGCTTGCTCACGTTTAAAACTTAAACTTTCAGCCTGTTCTAAGCGTTGAATAGCAGACGATAATAATGCAAGGTCTTTTGGTTCGGCCTGGCCGTTTTCACTCATGCCGATAGAGGTTTCAAAGGCAAGATTCTTCACGATTTCCATGAGCAGTTTGCCAATATCGCTTTGTGGGGCCTCGCCGAATTGCTTCGTCCAAATCTCAGCGACTTCACGTGCATTGCGAATTTTGCTCGCCATTTGTTCCATGCGGCTGGCGTAACGGTTAAGACCTGTTCGGCTTAATTGATAGCTGTCATCTAACCCGCAATCACGGATCAGGTCATTAATCTCTTCAAGGATTTGCGCTTGTGAAAGGTGTTTGTCCCGCAACATCATTGCCAGTTGGGTTTTGATATTAGGTGGAAGCAAGTCCACTTTGCTTGCACGGCCGCGTGTATTTTTATCGGTCATTTAAACCTCCTTTAAATTGGGTTTAAATCTTTGGACTTGGCTTTTTTACGCCGTCCACAAAAGCGCGACCTTGTGCCACATCCAGCCCACGCTGCGTAATAGTAGCCACGAAGAAATCTTTGCCGTTATTGTTTAAACGAGCCAGCGTAATTAAGCCTTGCTCTTCAAGCCATAACAGGTGGTTTCGCACTAAGTCTCGGCTAATATCGTGGCCATACATATCTAAGCAATCATTTAAAATGCTTTCATTGGCATCATAACCACACTCTTCAAGCGAGCGCAGAATAACCAATCTTTGATCTTTGGTGAAAATATCTTGGCGCATCATTCTTTATTTACCTCTTTTTCAATTAACAACTTCACTTGATGGTTAAGGCTGCCAATGTTGGTATTTAATACGTCGGTTTTGCCTTTCATTTCCGTCATTAATAAACGCAAATCGGCCACTTCTTTTGAAGTTGGCAGATGTCTTAATTCGCCTTTAACTTCCGATAGGCTTTTTTCGTTGTTTTCAATCGCCTTGCGCAAGTCTGACACATCGGTTTTGCGCGCGTATTTGCTGTCCATGGTCAACCAAAAATAAGTCCACACAGCCCCGCCAATCGCCACAACGATTGCCCAATGACGTTGGATAAACTCCAGTGTTTCTAGCATTATTTAGGTTCCTTCTTTTGGCAGATTTTTTCATAAGTCAAGTTATGATTAAGCACCTGCCGTTTGGTTTCTTCTGTATCTTTACGGCTTGGATAAATAAGACCGAACGCCGAACATCCGCTAGTCTTCACGGAAATAACCTTTTGACTGCAGCTGCTCATCAACAGACTTGCTAGACAAAGAGCGGTTAGTTTCAGTAATATTTTTTGCAGTGTTTGCATTTTCTAACTCCTGGGCGACTGCAGCCGCTTCACGTTTTACGAATTCAATCTCTTCTTGTTGCTTGCGAATTTTTGCCGCTTGCAAGCGGCTTTGAATAAATCCGCCAACCACAAGGGCAAGCACCGCACCGATAACATAAAGATTAATCACTGCTTTCTCCTTGTTGTCTGCGATTTTGCATTGCAGTGGCAAAGCCTTTGGTTGCCGCGCCACCGCCACAAAAGAGGGCAAATGTCGTGAATAGTTCTGGTACATAGGAGCGATTTAACCATACGCAAAACACCAAAATCCCTGCCATGAGAAGCGCTCCAAAGAACTGGATAAATGCTGTAGTCGACAGGCGACCATCGGCGTTAGTGATAAGCTGTGAAAACATTAGTAACTCCAATATAAGTAAAAACTTTGTGCGGCGGTTGTACCGCCATTGATTGCGCGGTTGCGTTTTGCGTTGTTGCTTGGTTTGCAACGTGGGGCTTTGTAGTTTCCCCAACCTTTCTGGGCGGTGGTGTTTTTTACGCGTTTGCTCATTTGTCCCCCTGAATTTGTTGGCATTGATAGATGGTGCTACCAACACTAAATTTGCCGTATGTTTGGCAAGTATCTTCAACAGCCAGCATCGTAAACACAACGACAAGGCAACATATCACCCCGACCAGAAAAGCACCGCCAAGCAAGGGGTCTAAGTCCTGTATGAGAACTGCGGCAAAACACAGGCTCAAAATAAGCGCAAGAAATAATGCAATTCCCATGTTTACCCCTTAAATAAATGGTCAACATTAATGACTTGTTCACTATCAAGCCACGTCCAAACATCAAAACACGGGCAGTCCTTAATCCATTCATTTGGTGTAATTGTGCCGTCACCGTTGATGTCCGGACTCAAATCACGATGTCCACAAATGCGTGCACTGGGATATTCGCTTTCCAG